AAACTAGCATACTTACTGAGGACAGCAGCAGTACTAAAGCCTGCTAACCCTCCTCCTAATATGCAAATGTTCATTGTGCGTTTTTAATTCCTTCTTCTATCTGTTTCTTTCTGTCTCTGAGAGTTGATTTAATTTTCAACATGTCTTGCCAGAGAGTTTTCTTTTTCTTTTTCTTAGAAGCTGACATCTGATCTATCCAATTTAGCTATAACATCTTGTCTGTAAGCAGGGTCGTTATCATACCTTGGGTCTGATACAGCAGCTACCAACTCAGCCTGACTGCGGAATACATCTCCGCTTGACTTAGATGGTTTACCTTGTAAAGTTCTACCTTCATATCCATTAGCATCAGCATACTGAGATTTAAGTCCAGCTACTGCCAGCTTAATCATCTCTGTATTACCAGTATTAATTAAATTATCGAAAGCATCTACTTGTGGTTTAGGTAAATTCTCAGCTGCCCATCCAACAATTTCTGTGTATTGTTTCTCTCCACCTACAGAGTTTTGTACTTCATTAATCTGTGCATCAGTCATGTCTACCTCAGCTGGTTGTTGAGCTGGAGCATTCTTAAGTGACTGTAAATATGCAGAGACTAATTCCTTACTACTCATAGATGAGAACTTCTCTATAGTTTCATCTGATAAAGAATTATCATTAGAGTAGTACTCCTCTGATGCAGAAGAAATGAGATCCATGTGAGGGTTAGACTCAGGCTCCTCAGTTACTTCTTCGGTTTCTTGTTTCCCTTCTTGTACGACATCTTGATCTCCTAGTTTCTTTTGTAATTCAAGGTAAGCACTTTCTAATTCTTTTTCATTCTTATACTTACCAGCCAGTAGCCCTTCTTGTTCAGCTACTAATTCTTCACCAACCTTAAGAGAATCCTGCTCTTCTGGAGTCAGGACTTCTGTTTCAGGTTCGGTGTTTACTGTTAATGTTTCTGACATTATTCTTCAATTTGTGGTGGTTCTTCCTCACCCATTAGTTGCTGTTCCATTTCAGCAGCAAGCTGTGGATTCTTAGTTGGATCCATCATCGGAGTACCAGCTAGTTGTCCAGCTTGATCGGTGAGCGATTGTTGTACTTGTTGCTGTTGTGCTTGTTGCATCTCCTGATCTAGTTGTTCCTGAGTCTTAATTAAGTTCAGTACATCTATACCTTGTGAAGCTGCTAATCTTTTTATCGCTTCTAATGGTTCTACATATTTCATCAAAGCTTCTGGTCCTAATGTCTGAGCAATAGTTCCAATAAACTGAGTTAAAGATTCTCTATCCTGACCTCTACCTAAAGCGTTAATACCAGCAACGATAGTAGGTTTAACTATATCTTTTGGTAGCTTTGGTATTTCATTACTTCTCTGTAGTACCAATAGTGTTCTGTTGAGATAAGGTAATAAAAACTCAACTGTTAAAAGTGAAAAAATTCCACCTAGTTGTTGTTCTAATTCCAACTGAGTAAGGCGTACCTCTTCAGCTGTTACTCTTTCAGCTTGTCTTATATTCATTACTAAGAAAGCTTCTAGTAATCTTCTCTCAATTGTTTGAGTCATGTTTGCAGCTGTTGCAAAGTCTGCTGTCTTACCAACCTGTACGACCTGTACGTCTTCAGCTCTACCCTGAACAATCGCACCAGATCCAGCCTTAGCTATGGTCTGTGGTTTAGTTGTACTTGATGGAGAGACAAGAAATATAACTTTTGCTGCTGCTGCGCTTCCCTCAACAAGGGCTTGAGATAATCCTTCTAATGTTTTCAGGTCTCCAAGGAACTCTTCAACCCTACCTCTTCCGTAGTCTTCTCCATCAACTGTATTGAATCTCAATACCAGCCAAGGACTTGCATTCTTTGGTGCAGTACTACGACTCTTAGGTAGGATCTTTCCAAAAGCTTCTTGATACCATTCCCATCTACCATCTTTAAGTTTGACATGTGTATAAACTTCGACGTCATCCTTCTCCTTGTGCTGACTTTCATCTTGCACGAGGTTAGGTTGTGGTTCAGGTATCTCATACTCTAATACCTTTCTACTTATTAATTCTTTTGTGACTATCTCTAAAACGTTACCATTACCATCACGGTTTACGACGTACCTTGAAAGAGGGAAAGATTTTAAGCCATCTTTGCCCATAAATAAAAGAGCATTACCACCTACTATTAGATGCTTGAGTGCTTGATGTATAGTCACTCGATCATTTGAAGCAGCAATGTAATCCATAATCATCTTCTCAATTTTTGAGAAAGATAAATCAAGTTCTCCTTTTATCTTTGGGTCATCAGATATTTCTCCTAACTTATCTTCCTTAACCTGTAGCTTAAAGAAGCTAGTCTGTGGTGGCAGAATTGCAAGCATTAATTTTGCTGCAAGAGTCACTACACACTTAGCTCCTACTGATTGCCAAGGTACTTTCAAAGATTCGTGGTTTGGTCTAGACGATGTATCGTCCTGTATAAGGTATGGCAACGTGAGTTCTGAACAATCAATCGCTTTATCTAGGAACTGTCTCCTGTCATTTGATAAATGATTGTATCTCTCACGTGCTGTCTTCATTTATTAAGTCCTCCAGCTGGACCTGTTTGTCCAGTATTTACACTTGGCTTAAGAGGTACTCTTAGTTGTGAACTACCTCTTGCATATTCACCTTTAGCTTTCTTACTCTTAGCTCTTCTTACCTGTGGATTTAGGTCCTCCTGAACTGGTTCAGGTGTAGGTAATGGAGCTGGAGGTGCTGGTGGCGGTGTAGGTGCTGGGGGTAAGGGAGCTGGTGGTGGCGGTGCTGGGCTATTCCCTCCAAATACACACATTAGATTTCTTCCTCCATGATTGATCGTATATATTCAATGACGCTGGCTTGTCCAGCGCGGTACATAATTGTATTTATGTCTTCTTTAGGATGGATTGGTTTCCAACCAAAATTTTCCTCAAGTGTATTGATAAGCTTGTCGAGTCTTTCGTTGTGAAGCTTAAGCGTATTGAGGGAGATTTCTGTTGTCATGTTCAAAAAATGCTGGCATTCTTGCAGCTTTGGTACCATTTAATTGTGGTGCTTTACCCTCATACATAAGTCGATCACTTGCTTCTAGCCAAAATTTTTTGGTCAAATATTTATCATCGTGCATTGCATGTAGCGGTTGCATTATCCAATTAATAGTTGCTTTCCTTAGTTTGTCTAACGACTGGCTAGGTTTTAGTCCTAACTCAGCGCAGACTAAAGAGTTAGTCGCCACGTGGACTTGTTCGTCCCGGGAGATATCTGCTGAAACTGTTGCCAGTCCAGCGTCTCCGTTAAATCTAAAGAATGGTAAAAGAACAAAAAATATTGCTCTTTCAATTACCAATGCTTTTGTAATAGTGTGATCGGGATGAGCCAACCAAGCATCTCGTAGGCGTAAAGCTTCAGCTTCGGCTTTGTCATCTACGCCATGAGCGTTGGTGATGTATCCGAGTGCTAGGTCATGCTTGATCTCATCTTTTACGTTTGATTCCAGAAGTTCTCTACTCTTTTCAGGAATTTCAGAGAGTGCTCCAGATATAAAGTCGCCAACCGGCAGTTCCATGTGGCGTATTGCAAGAGCACGGTAGATGGTTTCTTCTGCGCCATATTTAAATTTTCCTTTAGTGGTTTGGACAGGTGTCCAAGTCCTTTTTCTTTTTAATAATTTCTCGTAGGGGTTCATTGTTGACAGTCACAAGCTATTTCATCGGGTTTATTGCTCATTATCTCTGCCAAGTAAGCGTCAACATCGGACTGGTCGAGTGCTGCGTAAGCATCTGACTTGTCCTGAACGTCACCCATTACTTGTAAAGAATAATAGAGAGACGTTTGTGGACTTTTAAGCCACTCGTCTACAAATGCTTCATCGTAAATCACCATGTCACTCCAAGAATTGAAGCTATAGCCATGAAGCAAACCAGTTCTATCTAGCATGATCATTATTTGATCAGCTACTTTTTTATAATTCTCCCATCCAACTTCGGATGCGATTTCTACGTTGCCATATTCAACTCTCTCTACCCCAAACTCACCGGAATCCCTGTCAACTGTACGTGATATAGGAGGTGCGATCTCAGGAGTTGCTGTGTAGCCATTGAGATCTCTACTTCTATATGAACAACTAGCTGTTGGTGCTATGGCAAATGCTCTAGCCATGTTGTTCTCTCTTGCAATGTTAGCCGCTTCTTGTATGCCGAGATAAAGTTCACGCGCAGCTAACCCTGCGTATCCTTCGTAAGGTTTAGAGTCATTAGTTGCTCTCAGTGCCTTACCAAACTCGGCATATGTGATGTTGTTATTTGCTAAAAAGTTAGCTAGACCTAAGAGTCCGAAGCCAACTTGCCTGTCGATATCTGGTGCAAGATATTCTCCAGATTCTCCAACCCCTGTGACACCATGGAGCTCACACAAGCTGGACATGCCTTCACGGAAACCTTGTCGTAGGTCGCCGATACGACAGGCAGACATATTAAGGTGCTGTAAGAGACACGTTCCGCGTGAGGGCAAGTAAACCTCAAGACAGACGTTGCTGTAGATTCGTTTTCCATTTTGATACTTTATTTTGTTGAGCCAGATGTCTCCTCTAGCAATTCCTTGTATAATTGCTTCCTTTGTTCCATCTTCTGTATTAGCCCAGAGTTCTGGGGTAAGGTCAACACATCGTTTAACCCATGGGAGTTCTTCTCTGGAGACTTGCACGAAGTCAAGAATATCGGCGTGGTCAATATCAAGATGCAGAACGCACGCGCCATTGCGGTACGTCCCACCGCGTCTAAGTATTTCATTTAATGTTGAGTAGATTTTTGCGAAGGAGACTGGACCACTTGCAACAAGCGTGTCAGGTCCCTTATTTGTTTCTGTTCCTGCTGGTCTAAGTTTCGACAGGTGGACCGCGACTCCTGCTCCATATCTAAGAGCATGCGATACAAATCTCCAGCTGCTTTCGATTCCATTTAGCCCTTCCATTGAGTCTTCAACTACGAAGACAGTGCATGACACGGGCAGACGGGAGGATGGATTGTCAATCCATTGCTGAACCCTTCCGGTTCTAGCTATGATGTTTGGTTCGGTATTCAATTTCGTTCTCTAGATAGTGGATTGCTTTTTTTAAATCTTTAATATCGTTGTCCTTATAACCAGCTCTACATATATATTTGATTACATTTCCAAGGTGATAGTTTAAGCTTTGATCTCTTATGAAATCCCATACTTCTATCTGTCCTCTCTGGTAGTAATCAGGACCTTCGTTTAATTTTTTCATTGTCGGTTAAATTTAATTGCCAACGTAAATCTGTAAGTGGGAGCAGCAAAGGATTGTTGACGTGCTGCATGTGGTATCGTGCTATCGAATATGATTATTCTCCCGGGTCTATAAGGGGTGATGTACTCTATTTCTTTTACGTCATCACTTAGGAGTATGGTTTCTCCTCCCCATTCATGTTTCCACTCTCTATTCATATAGTAAAGAAGAGTTTTATCTCCTTTATCTGAACTATCTACATGGACATCAGGGTTTTCACTGTGGATTCCACAATTTATATAAGCCTGAAATATTTTGTCTGATACATAATCACTTAAAAGATCAACAGGGAAAAATTCATCTATCCAATGTTGATCTATATATGCGAGTGGTTTGTTTGGTTTTCTATCTTGTATATCAAGTCTATTACCACCAACTAAATGATAGGGTAAATTACATGCTTCAATATACAATCTGATCTGTTGTTCTAAAGGAAGTAGATCATCTATTACTACTACTTCACCATTTGAAAGCTTATGTAATTGCGTATTCATTTGGGGGTGTCCAAAGTATCGGTTCTTTAGTCTCAAAGTTGTAGTCTTCAGCAGTTAATATCCTTGCAAGTCTGGCATTACATAACGCATCCTCTTCAGTCATATCCTTTTCTTCAAAGGTTTCTACTACTGCTTTCCATGTGTAACCTTTCTCTTCAAAGATTTTCTCAGCTTTCTTAACTCCTATCCCGGGAACTCCTGCGTACCCGTCGGTGTTATCGCCAGCCATTGTCTGAATCAGATGCCACTTCGCACCCTCTTCAGGTGTAACAGTTGATCTATCTTTGAAGTCATATAATTCACCGGGGATCTGTTTCATATCCTTATCAGGAGAAACTAATACGTTCCCGGGATACTTTGTAGCGTAGATACCTAAAGCATCGTCAGCTTCAAGTCCATCCTTAATTACAACTTTGTATTCAAGTTTTAAGTTATTTATGACCCTTTTGAATCCACAGGGCTTTTTTCTCTGTCGATGACCTTTATATTCGGGTAAAATTTTTTTCCTAAAATTATTAGGGCTTGTAAAGAACAAAATTACGTCATTACACATAAATTCGTCTTGAACTCGCTGTATATCCCGTTTTACGTTTTTATAAGCTTCTGAGAAGTTAGAAGTGACGACAATTAGGTCTTCGCCAAAATCAATCTCTGTTTCTGTTGCTGCACAACATTTATAGACAATGTAGTCGCAATCTATTAATAATTTCATAAATTAGTGTACTTCTGCCCAGTTATTTCCAGTTTTTGCTTCTGCTGCAATTGGGCATCTTAAGTGGTAGTATTCTCCAGCCATTTCTGCTGATTTTTCCAGAAGATTCATTAAATTTTGAGCATCTTCTGGTGGTGTCTCGTATTGCAGTTCGTCATGTACGAATGCTAGTTGATGAGTGTGGGGATTATGTATAGCATCATTGGCTATAACCATCCACCTCTTAGCGACAATACCAGCACTACATTGGAGGAGATAATTTAGGGCTTTATGCGTGCTATCGACCAGCACTCGTCGTCCGTCAATTGCCATGAGCCACCCATTAGTAGCTTTATTTGAAACCGCTCCCAATAAGTCGGCGAGTCCTTCGATTGCAGATACGTAAGCTTCTCTAATCTCTTGTCCCTTTTTACGGGCTTTCGCGGGTTGTAAAGAGTTATCATAACTCAGTCCTAGTTTTTCATTTCCGGCACCATATAAGAATGCGTATGTCACAGTCTTAACTTGCCTTCTAGTGATTCCTATTTTGTCAGCATTAACTTGATGTATATCATCATTTAGTAATATGTCCGCATATCGACCTCCGTCATATCGTCCTAAGTAGTGAGCTAACATTCGCAGTTCTATACCGCTTAAATCAGCACCAACCATTACTGTTTCTGGACTGGCTGTAAATAGTTCTCTAAATTCTTTATCCGCTGGAACTTGCGCCAAATTCGGTTTACGATGAGCACATCTAAATGTGTTCGTACTAACCGAGCAATGGTGATGTATCCGACCTTCAGTCGTAACAAGCTTGTTCCATGCGTTCACGCCTTCGGATATCATTCCAAGCTTCTTCTTTATCGTCAAACATTTCGCACATAGTTTGGAGAAGGGAATATCTATCTCCATCAATG